AAGCAAAGCAGGGATTACTATCTGTAATATTTGGTAACAAATATGATGCAGTAGTTATTGATGCCAGTGATCAGTACCAAGATACTATGCTTACACGGATCAAAGAGTTTTGGGATTGTGTAGTACATGGCAATGAACCTGATGATGTTGACACTGTGGTAGACAAACTTATGACAGACAAGATACCTATCAATGGTAAAACAAAACGAGATGTATCCAAGAGCAACAGTTTTACAGAAGCAACTAATGCTTACATGATGTTCGAAGATACTGCAAAGAAATTTGAGAGTGCCAAAAAGCTACTCAAAGAAGAGATCAAGCCTGATGAAGCAGAGATCTACAATGATGTTCTATCAATCAAGCGAGATAAACGAGGGTCAATTCGTATAACAAAGAAAGGGTGAGTAGACCCAACTCACCCCTTCAACTATCTGTATAATGGAGGTTACACATGACAGATACTAAAAGTAATATCAAAAAAGCAGAGCCTAGTAAAGTATGGACTGTTAAGAAGCACAACATAAAGACTGCACTTCTTGCGTTCCAAAAACTTGCTGTCACTGCAAAGAAAGATGGTAAGAACCCACACTTCAGAAGTAACTACTCTACACTAGAGTCAGTTATTGAAGCAGTAAAGCAAGGCAATCAATTTGGTTTGTTCTTTACTCAAGAAATGACATACGACTATATATCAAATCCTGATGGAGATAATATAAAACCAGTACCAGTTGTATCAACTAAAGTTATGCACGAGCATGATGATACTGTCATTGAGTCCAAGCTACCTATCATGTTGGCACAAGCAAACATGGAGAATCCACAGAAGATTGGATCAGCTATCACATACTACAAAAGATACACTTTACAAAGTGTGTACGGATTACCTTCAGAAGATGATGATGGTAATGTGGCAAGTCAGCCTACAATAAATACTTCCAAACCAAAAGTGAAAGGGGAAGATGATGGATTATGATAACACAGACAGAGGTAGTTTCTTCAAACCACGAGCAGATGAAAGTCTGCTTGTGCAAGGGAAGCTAGACAGTAATGGCACAGAGCATAGAATTGTCATTATTAAAGCCTCACTACCTGATGGTGGTACTGCACGAGATGTCTATGCAAAGGTCGGTACTATGTACGAGAACGACAAGTCTATGAATGAGAAGTCACCTGATTTCAGTGGTCCAGTGACACTGCCCAATCAGGACAGTCGCAGGATTGCTTGTTGGAAAACCATATCCAAAGATGGCAATACCAAGTTTTTGTCTGCACGGATAGGTGACAAGACACCACGAGTCGGTGATGAACCTGTAACATACAACAATAATGAGGAGGAGATCCATGACGAAGTACCATTCTAGTGAAGCAATGGCAAGAACCCATGATCCTAAAACGTCATGGGAAGCCGCAGAGTCAGTCGATACTAGTAGACTAGAAAAGATAGTCCTAAGTTCTATCAAAGCACATGGTAAAATAGGTGCTACACATGATGAAGTTTGGAGTCATCTTATAAAATCACACAGACATAGTACATTTCGTGAGGGTAGTATTACCCCACGATATGCTACTCTTGAACGAAAAGGTTTAATTACTCGCAATGGTGATACTCGTAAGGGTAATGCAGGTAGAAGCCAACTCGTTATGTATGCAACACAACAATAGTAATGGAGGTTACATTGCAAAAAAATAGAATATATTATACTAAAGACTATCATATATTTACTTATCTCAAAGGCAATAGAGATGTAGTCAATAAGCACGTCAAAGATCTATCAAGTGAGATAGAGAATCGTGACTTGGAGATACCTATTATTGTCAATGAGAAGATGGAAGTATGTGATGGTCAGCATAGGCTAGAAGCATATAAAGTATTGGGTAAAGCAGTACCTTATATTGTCAAAGAAGGTCTTGAGTTGCATGATATTAGAAAGCTAAACTCAGTCAATCGCAAATGGACTATGCACGAATACCTTATGAGTCACTGCAAACTAGAAGTGCCAGACTATATGAGCCTTGAATGGTTTGTTAGAACGTATGGATTCAGTGTCACTGATTCACTCGCCATGCTCAATGGCAAAGGTTACTGCAACGGATTCGATATGCAAAGTTTCAAAGAGGGAAAGTTTGTTATCCATGATCTTGAGAAAGGTAAGAAGATTGCCAAGTGCATTGAGTGCTGTGGTGAATACTTTGAGCATTATAGAAAAAAGTCTTTTGTTCATGCCATGATATCTGCAATGAATGATAACTCATTCGTCTGGAATATCTTTGAAAATAAACTCAAGAACTTCTCATCTAAGCTGACCAATCAAGGTAGTCGTAATGATTTTATACTCAATATTGAAAAGTTATATAATCATAAGACCACTCCTGAAAGAAGAATCAGGCTAAAGATTTATGGTGCTTAGTCGTAAATGGTATAGTAATTGCAAAAATTACAGATCATGCTGATTTGCCACCTAAATTGCAGGAAGCTGTAAAAAAATGCTTGATTTAAGCCTCATACAGAGGGGGTAAGCACCCCCTCTAGTATGATTGTACCCTAGAATATCGTCTATTCACTGACACTTTTCATTTCTTGAACAAGCCTATCTGCCCTGTTAGGTACTTGATTATACCACCTAGAGTCCTGCATTTGCAGTGCGGCTTCATTCCAGTCACGATTATCGACTGCTTTCTTCATCTTGTGAAAGCGAGAGAGTCTTGGTCTGCCCATATTGAACATCATGTTCGCCACAATATGTTGCACCTTGACTGGTAACACATCAAAGTCATGGTAAATATGTTTACATTCCTCAATAGTAACAGATAAATCTTTTTCAAAAAGTTCGTTAACTCTTTCTTCTGCTACTGGTGTACCTACATCAGCACCATATTCTGTATCCCATTCAGTGATAAGATGTCCTATCCCACAAGTAGGTAAACCTAAATGATCTAGGTATACCTCGTTCTTAACACCTTCATCTCGTTTTAGTTCTTCTCTGAATTGTTCTATGTCCATCTTCTTCCCTTTTATCTGCTACCATGCCACAAGCAGAACACTTATAGATATCTTTCAGTTCTGTTTGTTGCATAGCTATTTTACAAACATAACATATGACATAACTGCCAGTCATTACTTCTTGCCTTTGATCATCTTAGCCGCTTGACCTACACCTTTTATACCAAAACTTGCAGACACAGCAATATACAATAAGTATTGATACCAGTCAGGTAGATCAGCAAGTACAGCAAAACCTTCTTTGACGTACTCTCTCATACTAGGAATGAAGACCAGTATGGCAGGAGCAAGTAGAACAACTAAAGCAAATTCATCTTTCCAAGAATCATTGGAAGCATCTGCCATCTTGCCTTCCCAAGCCACCTCACCTGCGGCAACTTTTTCTGCCACAGAAGCACGAGCCTTAGCCTCTGCAACTTTAGCTTGACCATCAGCTTTTGTTTTAGCAATCTTGTTTTCAAACCATGAACCTGCAAGATTAGCTATTGGTCCTATCAATGCTTGTATCATTAGTATACCCTCACTTTCTTTTCATCTACTTTTGGTACAAGTTTACATATACAATTATATGTTACGTTCTCACCAGTAGCACTATCATATGTTTGTTCACTTAAATACTTAGTATAGAATGTGCAGTCAGTGACATTCCTAAAGTATATACCACCTTGAGCCACACCATTAAGGTAACAAGCTAACATAAATGCTGTCATATTATACCTTTCTTCTTAGCTATTACTGCAAGTACTGTAGCTACACCTGCAAGTAAAGTAGTTATAAGTATAATTAAAATAAACTTTAAGAAAAGATCTTTGATTTCTTCTCTACGTTTTTGTGCTTTATCTGCCGCTTCTTTTCTAGCTTTACGAGCTTCAGCACAGAACTGAACATAATCTTTGTATAAATTAGCACGACCATATAGTTGCATATACTCTCGTAGTTTCTCTTGCTTGACTCGTATCTGTTCTAGTGCCATGAACTCCTCAAGATCATTATCTTGTTTGCCCAACATATTAGTCCAGATACTATTCTTTTTTTTATGTAGATCTTGTCTAAGTTTCTCTTCAGCACCTACAAAATTAGAGATTGCAGACCCTGCTGAAGCTATATCTTTACCATTTTCGAGTGTTTGTTTTATAATTGCGAAGGCACTATTTGCTACCATTAACATTTCAAGCACAATGTCACCTCACATTTAGAACCTTATCAAGTTTATCTTCTAGCCTATGCAATGCTTCCATGACACGACCTGATGTATCACGCAGATCTTCCTTAGATGCGTACTCTTCTCTTGTCTTATTCAGTAGTATTTGTAGACGTTTTACTTCTGTAAACATCTTATTAAATGCCCAAGCAAATGGCATTATAATTAATGTTAATATTACATTCC